AAGCAATGGTACAGTCATTGCCGTGGTAACAGACAGTGACTAATATTCTTGGGGGGTAGTTCCGACTGCCCTCCAAACCAAAAGGGGTTTGAATGGCAAGCACAGACACAGACGTTTCTATTTGTTCTCAAGCCCTATTACTTCTCGGATCAACGAGTATATCCTCCTTTTCCGATGGAACTGCCCCGGCTTCAATAGCTGGGGTTCTTTATCCAAAAGTAAAAGCACAAACTCTTGGGATGTATCCTTGGAGCTTCTCACTTACAAAAACACAATTAGCACAGTCAGCATCTACTCCCCTATCTTATTGGCAGTATGCCTATGCCTTACCTTCAGATATGGTGAATGGAGTACCTCGAAAAGTATTTATCTCTAATAATACAAACGCTCCTAATCTTACTGACTATGAGATCCAAGGTGCTGAACTATTATCACAAGAGCAGACAATCTATATAGATTATCAAAGGGATGTTGATGAGCAGTCAATGCCTGCTTATTTTGTACAACTTCTCATATATCAGATGGCATGGCATCTAGCTGAACCTGTAACAGACCAGACTACCAAATCAGAATATTGGAAGAATGTAGCCCTTGGAACTCCCCTAGAAAGTCTGAGGGGTGGCTACTTCCGTCAAGCTACTGCTATTGATGGATCTGGGCAATCTTCTCAAGTTCTAGCTGATTATGTACTAGTGGATGTCAGATGAGCCGGGTTACAGTCTATCAATCAAACTTCACAGTTGGGGAGCTTGATCCTCTTGTCAAAGGCAGAGTTGATCTCAATCAGTATCCTTCTGGATTAGATCGGGCAAAGAATATAACGGTGATGCCGCAAGGTGGCTTTGAACGAAGACCGGGACTTGCGTTCTTACAAGATCTGAGCAGTCACTTAGGTGGCTCTTTCAATGCCCAGAATGGTATTAGGCTCATTCCTTTTGAGTTTAGTAATGATCAAAGCTTTATGTTGGTCTTTGTAAAGCAGTCAGCGTCTGAAACTAGAATGTTTGTCTATGCTAACAAGGTTCTAATTACAAATATAAATGGCTCTGGAAATAATTATCTTGCTATAAATCTAGGCAATATAGATCTGTCCAAGCTATTCTTCACTCAATCGGCTGATACACTAATACTTGTTCAAGAAGATCTTGCCCCTCGAAAGATTGTAAGGGGTGGGTCAAACTCAACATGGACTGAAAGCACTATATCTCTAACCTCTCCTTTTCATGCGTTCACTATCTCAACATCAAATCCAAGTGCAACGATTACACCAGACGCAGTTGATGGAACAGTTAAGATTACAGCATCGTCCGGGATATTTTCTTCTGGCAATGTAAACCAGTATATCAATGTCCTCAATGGTTTTGGTCGTGCTAGGATTATTGAGTTTGAAAGCTCTACAGTTGTAAAGACAGTAGTTGAAGTTCCCTTCTTTGAAGCATCAGTTGCTATTGCGTCTGGTGACTGGGAGCTTGAAACGGGATATGAAGCGGTCTTCTCTAATACAAGAGGGTTTCCCCGGACCTGTACTTTTCACGAAGGACGGCTCTTTTTTGGTGGGTCAAAGTCTATGCCCAACACAGTGTTTGGCTCAAAGGTTGCTGACTTCTTTAATTTTAAAACAGATGAAGCGTTGGATGATGATGCGTTGTTTGTCACCATATCAAGTGATAGTCTGAATGCTATCAATGCTATTCGCTCTGGTCGAGACTTGCAGATCTTTACGTCATCGGCTGAGTTCTTCATACCACAGTCAACACTTGATCCAATAACACCATCAAACATAGTTATTAAGATTGCCACCCGTAGAGGGTCAAAAGAGGGCATCAAACCCGTGTCAGCGGAAACTGGCACTCTTTATATACAAAGATCAGGTAAAGCCCTCAGAGAGCTTATTTTCAGCGATACAGACCTAAACTACAACTCAGACAATGTGTCTCTTCTTTCCTCCCATTTGTTGAAGAACCCTACCAAGATGGCTCTGAGGGTGGCAACCTCTACAGATGATGGTGATCTTCTTATGATCTGTAATGGAACGGATGGGTCAATGTGTGTCTATTCTATTCTCAAACCACAGAATGTTGTTGCACCGTCTGAGTTTATTACTGATGGCACGTTTGAAGATGTCTCTGTTGATATTGAGGATATTTATGTTGTGGTCAAAAGAACAGTCAACTCTGCAACCAAGCATTATCTTGAGTGCTTTGATGATGATAGAACTACGGATGCAAACATACAATACTTCTCTGGAGCGACTGCCCCGGATCAAGCAAAGCCAACTAACACTACTGCCGGAAGTCTGTCGCATTTAGAGGGTAAGGTTGTGAATGTTATAAGAGATGATTTTGTGCTGACTGATAAAACTGTTGCGTCTGGGCAAGTAACTCTTGATGCAGTACCTACAACCTATGTTGAGGTTGGGTTGCCCTACGATGTTGAAGTCAAGACTATGCCCGTTGAACCAAGGCTATCAAGTGGCGTTATCACAAGCAGAAAGAGAAGAATACTAGAAGTATCGCCTATATTAGACAGAACCCAGAACCTTGCAATCAATGGTAACGAGATACCCTTTCGAGAGTTGCCCCATACATTAGGAACAGCTCTGCCAACCTTCACCGGGAGAAAACGTATGTCTCCTCTACTTGGCTACTCAAGTGAGGCCCAGATTACATTTACAATGACTAAACCTCTATTCGCTACAGTACTAGCAGTAGAGTACAAACTTTCAACAGGAGCATAACTATGGCATTTGTAGCACCAGCATTAGGAGCAGTAGCAGGATCATCAGCGATGACGGCAGTATCTGTTGGGTTGTCGGCTGTTTCCGCAATAGCACAACTATCGGCAGGAGAAAAAGCAAAACAAGCCTACGAACAGAGAGCAAGAAATGAAGAGCTTAATTCAAGAGTGGAAGCTGTCAACGCAAAGAAAAAGGGTGTAGAAGCTCTCAAAAGAACTAATGCAAGTCTAGCATCTATTATTGCAGGGTCTGGAAGGCAAGGACTTGCATTCTCTGGAACTGTCTTAGACAGAGGGGTCTTCCTTGTGCAACGACCTGCATCAGAAGATTTTAGCGATACCGCCTTTAATGCATCTATGGCTTTGATGACGGGCAAGATGAGAGCAGATGATTTACGAGCCGCAGGTGACCAAGCAAGACTGCAAGGACAGATTGGAGCGTTCTCAACCTTGGCCAGTGCTTTTGGTAATGCATCTGGCATATCCCCTAATCTACCTGGCTTCTAAATATGGCCCCTACCTTTCGTCCATATCAATCAGTAGGTCAAGGACTAAACAGACTTAATCTGCCTGAAGGAGCTGAAGCAAGAGAAGCTCAGAGAACTATGACCGTTCTCTCTCAAGCTATGGATAGAATGTCCAACTTCTATTTTAATAAAGCAGAAGAACTTGCGGCAATAGAAGGAGAAAAGTTTGGTATTGAGAATATGTCCTTACAAAAACTCAAGGATGCAAACAAACGAAACGAAGATATCTTTGATGTACCAGAGTTTGGCAATACTGTTTTTGGAAAAGCGGCAAGAGCATCAGCTCTAACTGTTTTAGAAAACGAAATACTTCTCGACTATAATAGTTCTATTAGTGATCTTGTATTCAATGCAAACCAGAGTGGTACTAATCCAACTGTCCTTAGAAACCAGATAGATGCAACGATCAAAGGATATGTTGATGCTCTCAAGCCATCTGTCCCGGTTCTAGCTAAAAAAATAGAGGGCAAGCTTACTCTGCAAGGAGCGAATGAGTTTGATAACTACAGAACAGCTCATGCCAAAGGGGTAGCAAAAAACCTTACAGCAACAAACATTACTGCGTTAAATCTTCAGATTAATACTTTGGATGGAATTCTCAACAAGTTCTACAAGGAGGGTACTCTCACTCAGAAGTCTTTCTCAACACTTAGAGATGAGTTTGCTACACTGCTAGATAATCCTGCCGCAGGTCTTGGTCTATCTGACACAGAAAAAAAAGGCTATATAAAACAGATTGATGATAAGTTTGCATCTTTTGTTCAAGCAAAAGTATTTTCTATAGCTATGGACAAATCGAAGCCAATGGCATTTTTAAACAGTCTGCTTGATCCTGATAACCCCAAAACAACCGGGAACGAAACGTTAGACAAACTTCTCAAATCACCCATGTTTGATCTTGATAGAAAGTCTGGCATTTTTGCTAACATAAAAAAAGAGATTAGAGATATAAGAACTGAAGAGAACTTAGAAGAAACAAGAAAAGAAAAAGAACTGCCCAACAAGGTTAATTCAATAAACAGACGATTTAATAAATTCTTATATGGTATAGATAACAATGGGTTAGCTGATGTTGCCAATGCTCAGAAAGAAATTGTGGAAATGAATAAGATAGACCCAAGTAAGGTACCTGCTATGCAAAAGAAACTTGCAGATCTTAAAGGTGGGCTACGGGCAGTAAGTCACTATAATCATCCAAATGTAATTACTTTCGTTGAAAAACTTAATGCAGGCCTAGCAGACTATCAAGATCTTGCCAATGTTGCAGACTTGTTAAGTCAACAAGACCTCGAAAACTATGATAAGCAACTTGATGAGAGAACAGAAGAAAATTTTAAAAACGCACAAGCAACCCTCGTGGGTGAGCTAGGATATAGTCCAGAAGCAAAACTTGCAGAAAAAGCTCTTGAGGAAACTGAGACCCGGGCCCAAGCCTACCGACTAGCATATGCAGAACTATTAGAAAAAGCGAGTGATGCCAAACGTCTTAATCAAGATATTGATCTTAACCTTGAAGCCAAAAAGATTGCCAAAAAATACATAGATGATTTTGATATCAAGCTTGATAAGATCAATAGGAAAAAGATTGTGATAAATGTAAGAAAGAAAATCGAAGCGTTAAGAAGTGCTGGTGTAACAAATGTTCCAGATGTAAACGTCCAAGACCCCTCAGAAGCTTTGCAATTCGTTATTGATTACATGATTACAAACAAAAGAAACAAAGAAAGTCTTGCAAACTTTGGAGCAGGTTTAA